ACTAAATGCCGGGAGCTGCGATTCCAGCCAGGCTCGAAGTACGAAGACCAGGGCAACCAGGGCAACCCTCGAAATGCGGGCTGGAAACGCGGTTTTGCGGTTCGGCTTATGCTTCATTAGGCGACAAGCAGGGCTGTTTTATGCACAGAAACGAAGATACCTGCAACTTTGTGCAATTTACCTGCACAAATTGCGCAAACCACGCGCCAAAGCGTGTAATATCGGAGGCTAAAAAAGCGCCAATTTGTCCAAGATTAGCCCATATTGTTCATGATAATTGCACCAATTGCCGATATTATGTGCATAGCCATACATGGGGTATGGCACAACAAAGGAGGTACAAATGAAGTACCAAAATAATGAAAGGATAGTGCAAGGAATAGCCCTCGCAAGTGTTGCGGGAGCATTGGTTGCACTAGGAATACAAGCGTACATCTTGGGAGGCTCAGCCGTGACAATCACGGTATTGGGCGTATGCTCGGCAGTAATAATGTACAACGCGCTCAACCCTATAAAAAAGGAAGGAGGCAAGCAGTGACATATATTGGACTAGAATTGGAAACAATCCTTGACGTATCCCCTCAAGGAGGCATCGGCAACTATAGCGGCGCAGGTAGACCCGTCGAGGAACTAGACCCCATCTGTGGTACATGCTGGGGTGCTAAAGAAGACTCTTCAATCAACCCGCGCAGCGGTGAATTGGGCTGTGAATTTGTTACACCTAAACTACTATTCAATGCGGCATGGATTGGGGACATATTCAATACGGTTGGACAGATGCGGGATGGCGTACTGCAAGCGCGAACCAATGCTTCTTGCGGCTGTCACATCTCGCTGTCATCTCCTAGGATGTCATCTCAACAACTGTACAATCTCATCTATCTGTGGCGAGAATATCAGCAAGCATTCATGGCATGTACAGCGAGTGAGAATAGAGCGCGCGGTAATTACTGCACACCCTATACAACTCTACCCGCCATCAATCCTGAGTGTATAGGTGACTCGGATGCACTGAGCAATTGTCACAATATCCTAGATAGATGCAAGAATATGAACATATCTCACATGAATTTAGCACGCCGATATGTACCTGAAGGTCAGCGCATAGAGTTTAGGGTGTTTAGTGGTACAGTAAACCCTCGCAAGATTGTTGCATGGTCTAATCTTGCTTACTGTTTTATGCACTGGGCAACTGGTGAGAATCCGCGACCAATACTGCCAATGCGATTAGAGATTGGGGAGGGTGCAGGAATGCGAGCATTGAACAACCTGCTAGATAATTTGGGTTGGACTGATAGGGGACGTAGACGATGGACACCCTCGTATATTTCCCATGCTCTACAGACGCGCAGGACATCGGTCAACGTACTTAGAGAATGTGCCAACAGATATGACATAAAGGCACAACGCCGCAATGGTGGGGAGGTGATGTGATATGTGTGGACTATGTGGATTTTATATATTAGATGGTAGGAATACAGCATCAACGAAGCGGTGTGTACGTCAATTCGTATCAATGGATACGCGCGGCGGCGATGCTGTTGGTTGGATAGGCTCATATCAAAATGCATTACAGGATGCAGTCAAATATGACGGTCATGTATGCCCAATTATCAAGAAGTGTTTGAAAGAGTCGGTTATTGGTTGTGGTTGTTTGGTTGGACATACTCGGTTGGCTACTCATGGTGAATCCGAGTACAACAACAATCATCCCCACGAGTACGACAACGACAAAGTGTTCGGCGCAGTGACTCACAATGGAGTAATACACAATCATGAAGATACCGCGAAGCGATGCGGATTAGAATTGGTTGGTGAGTGTGACTCTGAATTGTTAGCGCGATTGATTGAATCGTACGATACAGACATGGCACTGGTTGACCGCGTGGCGGATGCAATCAACGAGTGTAACGACAACTCTCATATTGCTGTTGCTGTTGTGGAGGATGATGGCGAGGGTATACAACTCGTCTTAGCGAGCCGTGGCAACCCCGTGTGCTATTCAGTCAAGCGCGGCATCATGTACTACGCGTCGACCAAAGACTCACTTGGCAAGGATGCGTTGTCACTGAATGAAGGTTCGATGTTGACGGTACACAATGGCGAGATTGAGATTGTGCATGACATGCTCAACACTCTATCTCAACCATGGTCAATGTCGAACTGGTACAACCATCGACCCGTCAGACCCTACCGCATGGATACTCAATGTGGTATACGTCGAGGTAGCAAATGGGATACATTCGATGAGGCATACTTGAACAAGAGCAAGAAGAAAGGAGGCAAAAAGTCATGATGAATCACTGCCCAGTGTGTGTAGGTATGAAGATGATTGATGCTACTATGTGTGAGGATTGTTTGCTTTCAAAGTTGTCATGGCTCCGCAGTCCTTCGCCATACCATCATCAAAGAACGCAGTACAAGAACAACACCGGCATATCAGGTATGCAGTTGATTTGGGGTGGAACGGATAACACGGTGTATGAGGCTGCGCAACTTGTACTGGATAGGGTCAAACATGAGCAGGAAGGCAGCCGTACCTACTACGCCACCACCAAAGAGGGGATATGGCGTGTCTTCCAAGGAGGCAAAAAGTGACGTAAGAATATCAACAACTCAAACAGCGAACCCCACCAGACCATCAAGGTGGGGTTTCTCATGTCATCTTTGGTAACATTTGTACGATTTGGCTAGGGGTCATGCTGACATGGTGGGGTTTGTCATCCGAGCGCGGATCTAGTCTCGGAGAGAATGCAAACGGTGTACATGATGGACATCAGCACAAACACAAAACTATCATACAACTATCACTATCATTATCCTTGTATGTTTGCTGATGACATACAACCACCCTTGTATGTTTGCTGATGACATACAACCACCCTTGTATGTTTGCTGATGACATACAACCACCCTTGTATGTTTGCCGATGACATACTGCAGCTCCCCTTGGAGAACCAGTGCGAGACAGCCCTTATGGCATGATGAGGGGATGTGGCGTGTCATCTTTAGTAACATTTGCACGATTTGGCTAGGGTAACTGCGCACGGCGCGCAAGTGTTTAGCGAACTCAACAACACTGCAACACTCAATGCAATACACACTACATAGAACAACACATTCAATATGCAACACTCTACCCAATACGCAACAACAACCAAGCAGTAGCGAGGCGGGATGGTTAGAACATACGCAAGTACTTCAGTAGTCGATGTAACTCTGTCCCACAATGAGGGGTGTGGGGGTGATGACATCCGACACCAGTGACAACTTGGCATCGGGATGATGGGAGGCATTGTCAATAGTGGGGAGAATGCGCGGAAACTTCGAGAGAAGGGGGGGGAGACCCCCAAAGGGGCGGCTCACACCCACACCCTATGCCTGTCCATTATCCAGCCCCATTTATCTGGTTGCCAATTGGCAATTATGTTACTACTTGGCTTACGCTCTTTAAGAGGGGTTTTTGTGCCAATTGTCAAAAAAAGTGTATTTTTTCACATTTGGTTGAAATATTGTTAATAGTTTGTTAGTATTACTAGTAGTAGGGCAGCCTTCATTGAGAGGGTCTTACTTGACACCAGTAACCTGGTCGCCTCAACGGGCGCACAAGTCAGGGAATGTCCGAAGTGGGTAGCAGTCCCGTGTTGTAACAATCGTCATAGGGCGTTTGTTTTGTTTTCGTAAAAACGGACAATACAGGGAGACTTATAATGTCCTCACAAATTACAACTGCCTTTGTTGAACAATACAAATCCAATGTTATGGACTTGGTTCAACAAAAAGGTAGCCGACTACGCAATTCCGTTATGGTGGACACCGTAGTAGGCAAGAAAAAGTTCTATGAGCAAGTCGGCACGACTAATGCGCAATTGCGTACAAGCCGTCATGCTGACTCGCCCCTAGTGAATACACCGCACCTACGTAGGTCTATGACTTTAGAAGACTACGAATGGGGTGATTTGATTGATAACGCAGACCGCGTACGACTACTTATTGACCCAACAGACGCTTACGCTCGTAACGCAGCATGGGCAATGGGTCGTGCAATGGATGATGTTATTATCGCTGCCGTTAGTGGTACTTCCTACACAGGCGTATCAGGCGGAACAAGCGTTCTTTGGTCAGCACAAGATGGTACTTCGGGTACAACTGACCAGCATGTTGATGTTGATGTCGGTGTAGACACTGACCACACAGGTCTTAATATCCAAAAACTTATCGAAGCAAGAGAAATCTTGTCTACGAATGAAGTTGATGGGGACGAAGAACTTTTCTGCGTGGTAAATGCTCAAATGATGGGTAGTCTCTTGAACCAAACTCAGGTTACAAGTGCAGACTACAACTCAGTGAAAGCACTCGTTCGAGGCGAACTTGATACTTTCTTAGGTTTCAAATTCATCCACAGTGAACGTGGTGGTTTAAGTGCAAATACTTCAGGCAACACAGTAGCAACAGACCAAGCATGTTGGTGCTGGGCTAAATCGGGTATTCAACTAGGTATCGGTGCTGACATTAAAGCAAGCATCGCTCCACGGGCTGATAAATCGTTTTCAACGTATGTTTATTATTCAATGACTCTTGGCGCAACACGCCTCGAAGAAAAGAAAATCGTTGAAATCGCATGTCATCCTGATGGAAAGCCTGAGGATTGATTCTAATCGTAATGGGGTTTTTAACTAACAATACTGAAGCAAATACGGAGGCGTGTGACCCCAGCGCTGACGGCTTCGGCTTCAGGAGATAACTAAAATGGCTGAAACTAAATCTAATCTAATTACAAATTCGACGGCAGCGCCTGCGGTGCTGAACGATGTCGGGCTTTCGGGTGGTCGCATCCGTATCGCACAAGACAACTTTGAAGTGGCGGCTGCGGACTTCGATGCAGATGGCGACATTATTCGCCTTTGTAGTCTTCCCGTAAACGCGCGCGTCATCAGCATTGAAATCGCTGCCGATGATATGGACGGAGGCACAGATTCTGTTGTTGATGTCGGCATTGGAACAGATGCTGGTCTTGCGGCAGGTGCCAGTGCAGATAAACATGATTTCTTCGCTACTGACTCAACACTCTTCCGAGCAGCACTTGCGATGACTGATTTTCGTTATGAGGCTGCAAACTTAACAACGTGCGGCGACAAACTCTGGGAACACGTTGGAGATTCAGAAAACCCGGGTGGAACGTATGAGATTATCATGAGACAAGATGCTACTGTAAGCAGTCCATCAGCCGCAACACTTGCATTCCGCATCATGTATGTAATTGATTAAGGCTATTTATGGCAGTAGGTACAAAAAAATCAAATAACATTACCAGTTTCGACGCAGCGCTAACTACGTTTACGCAGACAGTGCTTGGTAAGGAAGAAGGTCGGGTTCAAGTTCAAACCGATTCATTTGAAGTTGTGGCTGAAGACGTAAGCGACATAGGAGACCTCATTAAACTTGGTCGTTTCAATTCTACCGCCCGACCCCTTTCTATTATGATTTTTTCTGACGAACTAGATAGGCATGCTTCGCCGACCCTTGCTATGGACTTGGGTATCTACCTGACGGATGATACTGTGAAGGATTCCAATGCTTTCGCATCCGCAGTAACAGCCGGATGGGGAGATACTGCAACCACTGGGGTTGAATATCTCACAGAAGCAAACGCTGCGGCTGTAGCAAAGATAAGTAAAGAAATGTGGGAATGGGCAGGCGAAGCCGAAGACCCTAATGTCGAATATGATATTTCTTTGAAAGTTACGGCTGCGGCTGCAACTGGTTCAGACGGTACGATATCTTTTGTCATTATGTACACAGACACATGACCTTTGGTTGAGTAAATGGGGGAGAGGGAATCCCCTCCCCCCCCCATTTACTATGACAATTGAATAAGATGAAATCCGATTAGGAAATAACGATGCCCAGTAGCACACTCACTGAAGTAGACTTAGCAAACATGGCTTTGACAATGTTGGGGCAACAACCAATAAGTGCCTTAACCGACTCGAACAATCGCGCGGTGATGGCAAACCAACGATATGCAGATGTACGAGACACCGTTCTAAGGGCGCACCCGTGGAACTGTGCAGTAAAACGAGACTCCCTAGCAAAGAGGGAGGATGCCCCAGACTGGGGATATGACAACATCTTTGTTCTACCTTCGGACTTTGTTCGGCTGGTGAGCATTGAAGACCCCACACAAAAGTATTCATTAGAAGCAGGAAATGCCGAAGATGCGTCTAGTGACGGAAACGACATAGTTCTCCTAACCGACGCATCTTCAATGAACATACGCTATGTGTATCAACTGACAAGTGTGCCAAAGATGGACCACACACTCAAACACGCAATAGCAACGCGCCTTGCTGCAGAACTTGCTATGGCGATAAGCGGAGATTCTGGCAAAGAATCATTCTTGATGGAGAAGTATCAATCCATGCTGATGCAGGCACAGTGGGAAGATTCCATGCAACACAACACAACCGAAACAATACATGGAGGCTTATGGCTCGAATCGAGATATGACAATAGTGTGTATAGGGATTATCCAGACCTTAACTCAGATGGTTCATTAGCCTAATGCCCAACGTCGTTCATGTACAAACAAACTTCACATCAGGAGAGATATCTCCGCGACTTCATGGTCGAGTAGACTTAACCAAGTACAATAGCGGGGCGAGGCTAATAGAAAACGCGGTTGTGCAAACACACGGAGGCTTGACCAGGCGACCAGGGACGCGATTCTGCGTAGAGTTGAACGCAGATGCGGTACACGAATACGTGGAAACCATAGACGGGGTGGCGACAACTTTTCCCTGCACACCAAGGCTGGTTGAGTTTCACTACAACACAGAGCAGTCGTATGTGCTGGAGATTGGGGTAGTAGACGCTACCCTTGATGATGGGAATTATGGCTATGTACGTTTCAACAGGTTGGTGAACAATGTTCCTACGCAACTCGAAGACCCCAACCCAGGTGGAAGTCCCACCGAAGTTGAAGATTTGCCCATAAACGCCAAAGAACTTATGCAATTGAAGTTCACGCAATCGGCAGACACCATGTATATGTTTAGCCCCACCCGACCAATATTGAAATTGTCGCGTACGGGCATAGATACTGCGTCTGCCAGTTGGGAATTTGAGTCTATTACATGGACAGGTGAAGGCACGGGTTTTGTAGATGGACCTTACCTAGACCTAAACTCAACAGATATAGCACTAGGAATAAACAGCGATTCACTCGAAGTAGACGCCGAAGGTTTAATAACCGCTTATGTTGACAAAACACCCACTGCGGCTGCTGCGTACCCATTCAAAGCAACAGACGTTGGAAGACTTATACGGCTAGAAGACCCGATGACGGGTTACAAAATTCGCTGGTACTACGATGGCGTGAATGAAAGGGATGCAGCACAGGTGGGGC